ATAAACAAAACTAAAGATATAATTGACAGTTTAGAATTGCTACAGCAGTATGAGAAAGTTAACTACAATCAGCATCAAAGAGTCAAGCGTTTATCTTCACCGGTATTTACTCACGATCACGATACCCATGTTAGTGCTATCGACAATGATTTTGATTTTCCCTATGCTGTGTTTCAGTCAGAAACATTCGATTACAAAGATGAAGAACCAATGAATCTATGGACTAAAGAAGACAAAACAATATTGATAACTTCTACTGGTGGAACTAGGATAGTTGTGCCCAGAGAAGCGAGATCATATATTAAGAAAGAGTTGTATGACTATCCATATATTAAAACTCAAAGTAAGTTGTTAGACAGCAAGCCACTAGATATAGTGTTTTTGAGTAACGGGGAAAAGTATGCTGATGATAACTACGAACATCTGTTAAGTGTGACTCATGGATTAAAGAATCGTGTAGTCAGGGTAGATGGAGTTAACGGTCGTGTTCAAGCATATCACGCAGCATTAGAAGCAAGTCATACTCCATGGGCATTTACTATCTTTGCTAAATTATTTGTCAGCAAACGATTTGACTGGGGCTGGCAACCAGATCGTTTACAAGAAGCAAAGCATTACATATTTCACGCAAAAAACCCAGTCAATGATCTAGAATACGGACATCAAGCCGCTATTGCTTATAATAAAAAATTAGTGTTAGCAAATAAAGGTGGGGGACTAGACTTCACGCTAGATGATCTACATGAGACTGTACCTATGCTGTCTGGTATCGCTAACTTCAATCTAGATCCTTTCTCTACTTGGCGAACAGCATTTAGAGAAGCCATCAAATTAAATTATGATGAAACAGAAATAGGTAAGAAGAGATTAGAAACTTGGTTGAACGTAGGCAAGGGAGATTATGCTGACTGGTCCATCAAGGGCGCCAATGACGGTGTGAGATATTGTCAAGAAGTCAACAATGACATAAGCAAGTTAAAATTGAGTTATGAGTGGGCAACTCTAAAAGACATTTTTAATACCTATAATACTAACCAAAAAGATAAATAAAATCAGCCGCCTAACCTTTCGGTGTAGGGTATGTAGTAAGACTACGGCAGTATGTAGGATCTGTCCAGATTGCGCGATCTGGAACTAGTGGGGCCAACTAGTATAGATAAACCGAAACTTTCTTACCCAAAATACCCAAAAAAAGTTGACACTATGGATGATATCATGTATTGTGTGTATACAGGTGATAAATATCTGTATATATAGGAGAAACTTATGCGTATTTTTGCACTTTTAACGGTATCAGTTTTGGGTCTGATGTTTGCAGATGTATCTCATGCTGATCGTGTAGATTGCAGGCGCGGTGTAGATCATCCGCATCCCTCATGTAGGTATGTGAATCATCGTAATCATTACAGTCATAATTATTATAGAAATTATCACAATCACGGACATCATCGCCGTCGTTCAGACAATGATGATTGGGCCTGGGCACTAGGTGGATTGATCCTCGGCGCAGCAATCGCTAATAACGCAAACGAGAATCAGGTTCAGTCTCAGCCAAATACGGTTGCACTTCCTCCTCCGCAGCAGCGCAGGGTAACTGTTTGTAGTGATGAAGTAGCATATGACGCTTCTGGTAAGCCATATGTTCTTCGTACTTGCACCGAAACGATGCGCTAATGAGTAGGCGTTCTAGAGAAGATAAAATCCGAGACTCGGAATTTATCGTTGGGGTATGTGGCTGCTTGATGCTACTAATCATTGTAGTAGCCACATTCAAAAGCATTTTGGAGTAGATAATAATGGCAAACAAGCAATATTTTTTTGCAGGTAGAGTTGAGAGAGTAGTAGATGGTGATACATTTGATATCACTTGTGATCTGGGATTTGCTATCTATCACAGGATTAGAGTCAGGCTTCGCGGTGTAGACACACCAGAAGTTTATGGTCCTAATGCTTGTGAAGAAGGACGACAAGTTTCAGAATATGTGAAAAGCATTTTAGAAGGCAAGATTGTAGTTATTCAAACATATAAGAACGCTCCTAGTTCTTTCAATCGCTGGGAAGCAGATGTTTTCGTTGATCTATTAAACGAAGACGGCTCAGTAGAAAAGCCAATGACTAATTTAGCAGAGCATTTAGTAGCCAATCAAATGGCTAGACAGGTTCTTTTAGAAAACAAGTAAAATGAAATGGCTAGTAATCGCGTCCAGTACTCTCTGGATAGTGTATGCCGTTGTACTACTAGTTGTCTTGTTGATAGAAAAACATGAATAATTCGGAATATAAATGGTATTCCATCTTGTTTCTAGCTGGTTCTGCATATCTTAGCGGATTGGAAGGATTGCTGATTGCCTCGGCAATATTGCTATTTTTATGGTTAGAACATGTTTGATGAAATAGAAAGATTTAAAAATAAAACTATCCAATATGACAATACAGTATTTAATTGGGATAATAGATTAGGAATAGAATTAGAACTTATTACATATATTTTGTCTCTTTTTGATAAAAATAAAAAATTATCTAAATTGGTATGGTATCATCTTACCGAGTTTGATTTTGATTTCGTAATGTGTAGAAATGAAAATGCAGCCGGTAATATGTTTAAATATTTAAGTGACAAAAATATAGAAATAGAAATTATCGGCACTGGTTCTGATTTCGTGGAACCTCTTCCTGTTAATAAGTGGGGATTCGTTCCTAAAATAACTTCTTTCAATTATGCCACATTTATTGCTTATAAGAATCATTTTCACTATCATAACTCAGTTATTAGAGACTATCTTATAAAAGTAAATAACACATTTTTAATTGATAATTGTGGTCTAAGACCCGATGTTACTGAATACAAACACTATTTTACTTCTTTAAATAACAAACCTCATCCTCATAGAATACAAACTATGGATTTATTGGCCAAATACGATTTAATTGATAGTAACGCTATATCCTGGCATTCATATGACATACCTTTACAACATACAGATTTCCAAATTTGGAAACCTAAAATGTTAAGACTTTCAGATGACTATCAATATCCATTTTCTTGTAACAATATACCTAATGAATATTTAGATTCTTTTGCTCAATTAATTACTGAAACATCTATGAGTTGTTTTTACATTTCGGAAAAAACATTATTACCACTTATGATAGGAAAACCTTTTATAGCATGTAACATTCAGGGTTTTCATAAAATCTTAAAAAGATTAGGTTTTGAACTATACGATGAAATCTTTGATTATTCGTTCGATGTAGAATCTGATCAAGAAAAAAGATTTGACATGGCTATACAAAACTTTGTAGAGTTATCTAAAATACCTAAAAAAGATTTAAAACATCTATATAACAAAGTAAGAGATAAGTTATTTTTTAATAGGACGAAGACACTAGCAATACCTACTGACATAAATTCTTATCCAGATGAGATAAAAGAAGCAATTTATTATCAAATCAAAAATAACTTGCCTCTACTTCCGTTTGTAGATTCCGATATAAAATTGTAAGAGTGGATACAAATCAATTCAAGAGAGGAACTAAATAAAAATTTATATTGATATTATGATTAATGAAATAGAAAAAAATAAAAATAAAATTTTTCAGTATGACAACACAGTACTTACTTGGGAGACAGATTTTGGGGAATATCCAAATAACCCCAATATAGAAAATATTAAATATATTTTATCTCTTTTTGATAAAAATAAAAAATTATCGAAATTTTCATGGTTATTACTTAACGAATTTGACTTAGAAAATTTCGCTCTTTATACAAAACCTATTATCGAAGCGATCAAATATTTGTATAATAAAAAAATAGAGATTGAAATTATTACTTGTGGTTCTGATTATATAGTGCCTTTTAATGATTGGGGTTTTACTCCTAAAATAACTTATTTTAATTATTGCATTTTTGTAACATATTGTAATTTTTTTTCAATAATATATCCAGAATTTCACATTACTGAACCACAAAATCTCAGAGATTGTTTGTTGAGTGACAACTCTTTTTTAATAGATAACTGTGGTCTAAGACCTGGCATTACCGAATATAAACATTACTTTACTTCTTTAAATAACAGACCTCGTCCTCATAGAATACAAACTATGGATTTATTGGCCAAATACGATTTAATTGACGGTAATGCTATATCTTTCCTTGCGGAAGGTAGTAGCTTGAAAACTTTAAATTTTAGTATTTGGAAACCTAAAATTTTAAAACTTTCCGATGGTTATAAATATCCATCCGCTGTCTCTTTCACGGGAAACGAATATTTAGATTCTTTTGCTCAATTAATTACTGAAACAACTGATCAATGTTTTTTCCTCACAGAAAAGACATTATTACCACTTATGATAGGAAAACCTTTTATAGCATGTAACATTCAGGGTTTTCATAAAATCTTAAAAAGATTAGGTTTTGAATTGTATGATGAGATTTTTGACTACTCGTTTGACTCAGAACCAGATCAAACGAAAAGATTTGACATGGCTATACAAAACTTTGTAGAGTTATCTAAAATACCTAAAAAAGATTTAAAACATCTATATAACAAAGTAAGAGATAAACTGCTTTTTAACAGAATGAAAACATTAGCAATACCTACTGACATAAATTCTTATCCAGATGAGATAAAAGAAGCAATTTATTATCAAATCAAAAATAACTTGCCTCTACTTCCGTTTGTAGATCACGATATAAAACTATAAATACGGTATGCAAATAAATCAATATAGTGAATATTCAAAAATAGCAGTGCTTAACATATGGAAACGCGGTGGTGACGGCCACGATGAAGATGAGATTTTTCGATTATTAGATAGTGGGAAAGAAGTAAAAGAATACATATATGCGATGCCCCAAGAATGGGAATTACCACCCACCGAATATCTAGAAAAATTAAAAGAATACGCAGAAAAGTCAAAATTTAAAATGACTATAGTCACAGGTGGATTAGTAGACAGTTATGTAAAAAATCTATGGTTCTTGACCCCTGAAGAGATAATGACCAAATATTCGTTTATCAAAGTAGTTTCTTATCCATGGTTTTGCCTTAAAAGAACTAGAGAACAATTGTTTTCTCAATCAATGAATAAAGAATATGAAAATTACCCGTCACTCTTTTCTGATCAAGATTACAAATTTCATTTTATTACTATGAATCATGAACCTCATGTTTGGAGATGCGAGATGATGGACCTACTAGCAAAATACAATTTATTAAATAATAATGCTGTTACTTGGAGATTGTTTAATTCTCGTTATAAATTTAAATACTGGGAACCCGAAACTAGAACTTTATCAGATAATTTTTCAGAATTACATTGTACTGATGTATCTCTTCTACCACTAGAATATGATCAATCTTTTGCTCAATTAATTTCAGAAAGTACAGTTTATTGTACCTTTTTTACAGAAAAAACTACGAACGCACTGGCTAAAGGTAAACCATTCTTAGTTTGTGGTCCGGCTGGATACCATGAAAATTTGAGAAAATTTGGTTTTGAATTATATGATGAGATTTTTAACTATTCATTTGACTCAGAACCAGATCAAACGAAAAGATTTGAGAAATGCATTGCTAATCTTCTAAAATTGTCTAAGATACCAAAAGATCAATTGCATCTTTTACGCGATAAGATTAAGGACAAATTGATTCATAATCAACAACGTATAGAAAGTATTTATTTTGACACCAGTTTTATGTCAGAATATTCTTATAAAATTTGTGAACATTATGAAAAAACTGGGGAATGGTTAGATGATGGTTTATATTCAGAAAACTACGTATATATGAATAAGTTAAGAGAGGAACTAAATAAAAATTTATAGTGGTATGAAGCGAAATGAAGGTGCTGCGGACTCGGGTTCAATTCCCGACATCTCCACCATCCGCGGGGATGCACTGGCTTCGACGGGGCAAGATAGTTAAGCAGACCACTGGACAGGCGACTGACCTAATCAGCGCAAAACTAGTAAATGCAAACGATGACATTTACAATGAGGATCTTCCGCTAGCAGCGTAAGACTCACGGGGTCAGAACAACCTTGTTACTCAACTGTTCATGGCAGGAACTTAGGTTCCTGCCATTTTTAATTACATATTAAAGTATTTCAATTAAATAAATTCATGAATAAAGTTGTTTATATAGATAAGTATCCAGATTTTAAAGTGGATCTTGAAAAATTACTGAATGAATTTAATAAAGCAGAATTAACAGCATCCCGCCACCATAGTAGTCATGTGTTAGTACAACGAAAATTTCATATATTGAAGTCTAATGGAGAATACACCGATAACTTAGATAGATTTCAGTACACATTAGAAATTGGTAAAAAGTTAGCAGAAACACTGGATTATAATAGCATATGTTACAGAAGTATAGAACCTAATACTTGCTATAATTGGCATGTAGATTCAGGTAAAATATGCTATCATATACCTTTAATCACTAATCCAGGATCCTGGTTTGTATACGAGAATCGTTCATTTTACATGCCCGCTGATGGATCTATATACGTAGTCAACAATTCAAGACCTCACACCTTTGCTAATGCTGGAAAAACTCCTAGAGTGCATCTTACGTTTGAGATTTTAGAGTAAATACATATATGGATATTAAAGAACTAGAAGCGTTTTCCCTATCGGACGCGGTAAAATTTCACGACGAACTCAATCCCAGACTCTGGCAAGGAGATGATTTGTTACCTGAAGTAAGGAAACAACTCAAAACTATAGCCCAAGATTTCATAACTTACATGGGTATTAGTAGTGATATCGTCAAAGATATTACTATTTCTGGTTCTAATGCGGCATACACTTATACAGATCAAAGCGACATAGATTTGCATATCATGATTGACATGGATGCATTACCTGAATCTGACATATACAAGGAACTATTCAACTCTAAAAAGAGTTTGTATAACGACAGATACGACATTACTATCAAAGATACTCCAGTAGAGTTATATGTTCAAGACTCAAAGCAAAAATCCGTTACTACGGGAGAATATAGCGTATTGAAAGACGCTTGGTTAAAGTTTCCTACCAAAAGAAAAGCCTCACTAGATCAAACATCAACTAAAGCAAAATATGAGAAACTAGGAGAAATGATAGAACTAGCCATATCAAATGATGATCTTGATAAAGTAAAGCAAGTAGTAAGCATTATTAAACGATATAGGCAAGCAGGCTTATCGAAAGCAGGTGAGTTTGGTCCTGAAAATCTAGCATTCAAAGCATTGAGAACTACGGGTTTGATAGGCAAACTCATGAAGCACAGAGACCATCTCAAGAGTAGCAAATTAAGTATTGAAGAACAAATTATAGAAGATGAACCCGAGAAAAAATTATCTGACCATGAAAAGTTAGAGCAAGCAGCCGGTGATCAACGCGGTGGTCCAGAATTGGCCATGGTTGCTGCTCAACATGTCCTGGGTGGGGGAGTTGTTCCTTTCGTTATAGAACACGTAGGTGATCTATATAACAGAATGCACAACACTGGTTATGGTGATCTGGGGGATCACTATGCCGATGAAGAACGTAGACAAACAGTACTGGAAAAAATACGAAAAACTCTAAGGACATTGACTCAAGGTTACGGCTTTGAGCGAGAACACTTAGAGAACATGCGAGTTTCAGCCCAAATGGGAAATAAAGACTACGACGAGCATGTGGAAAAAGTCAGCAAAGCATTGAAAAAATATGCTGATGAACATAGTAAATTGCCTGTGTATAACAAAGCACAAAAGTATGCTAGAGCAGCATCAATAGCTTTAGGTATGCAAGACTGGGATGCAGCCGCAACATATCTTTTTCGGTTGCGAGATTTAGCCGATGATAAACAAAAATGGCATGAAACTATTAATGTGATAGACCCTAGTCTGTCACAAATAAATGAAGTATTTGACACTAAACTAACCAAGGCAAACAAACCTAGATGGCATTCTGGTGGCGCCGCTACGCATACTTTAGATTTTTATATACCAAGTAATAAATCAAAGTACGAATTAAACTTCTTTAATTTCTATGATTTAGGCGGAGATGTAGCACCTGAAAAAGCGCCAGATGAACTTCTAGATGACGATGATTGGATGGACAATGGTAGGATCGTAGATTTTGAATTAGTGCAAGGACCAAAGGGTTCAGGATACACCGGATCAGACTTCGAGGGAACACAAGCAATCACAGGTACCGGAAGTCAATATGAAGTTTTTAGTATAGTAACAAATGCTGTACTTGATTACGTGAAAAAATACAAAACTACTTGGCTGGTGTTTCATGCGCGTGAACCAAGCAGAAGAAAACTATACAAAGCAATGGTACGCCGAATGTTAGTACAGTTACCTGGTTGGAAAGGATCAGGGCCTAACAGGCAGGGTCAGTTTGAAATGTGGAATACTAAAATTCCTAAAAGTTCCGTAAATAAAAAAGATAAATGGTTAGAAGAAGTTTTTGATACACAATTAAGTGCTAAAAATAAACCACAATGGAAATGGATAGATAGATTCGCAGAAGTAGAGTTTAAAGTAAGCAACGGACAAATATATAATTTGCAAGCATACCCTGCATTAGAAGCAGATCCCTTTGATGATCTGATGAGCGGTGCTATAGAAAAACTGAAAAAAGAATATCCATTAGACGATGATAAGTATTGGAAAAGATATTATAAAAACGGATTATATATACATTTCATACAAGTTAACAACGACAAAGAGTCCCTTACTATTAAAGATAAAATAGAAGGTACAGGTGCTGCTGCTGAAGTGTTTAGTTTAGTAGTAGACGCTTTGACTAAGATAGTTAAAAGATTGAAGCCTAGTTTCTTAATATTTGGTGCAAGAGAATCTAGTCGCAGAAGTTTGTACAAAAGAATGATCAGAAGCCTAGCACCTACATTAGGCTATAAATTTTTAGATGTATCTGATTTACCTCACAGTTTCTCTAATGAAATAGAAGCATATTTTATATATAGAGTACCAGAAGATGTATCAGCAGTAAGAGATGTGGCTGAAAATGTATTGAACGAAGTTTCATCAGATGAGGCTTGGGAATTAGTAGGTCAACCTGTACCTGAAATACAACGATTTGTTAAACAAATGGGTTATAGCGATGACAAACAAAGTGTAGAAAAAATAACTTCTATTATTGATAAAGCCCCGACTACTCAGATACCTGCTGCAATCATCCCTAAATTAAAAAATCTTGCTAACAAAGGCAATGATAATCAAACACTGAAAGCTGTTCAGAAGATTTCCGGCCGACCAGACGCAGAACAACAGTATATTAAATTAATGCAAGCAAGAGACTCCGGTGAAGGTCGCAAGCGTGACGTAAGTGGTTACCTTCAATATGTAAAGTCTGGAAATTACGACCCACCAATTTTGCTAAAATTGCCTTCTGGTTTATATGTAATAGGTGGAAGAACAAGACTATATGCTACAATAGCATTGGGAGTTCCTGCAACTGTAAAAATTCTTGACGACAATAGTTTTAAACAAGATGTGGCAGAAGGACGAGTTCGATATAAAGAGATTGAATTTGTATGTGCTAATCCAGAGTTTGATGATGCCACAGATCCTGTTAAACAAAAACAATTATATAAAGAATTAACAAATATTCCCGGGGTTATTCCGCTGTATCAAGATCAAGGTGAATATAGTAAAGGACAAATGAGTTTGACTGCAATCTTTAAAGATCCGCAAGCAAAAAAACAAATACTACAAGCAGCAAAAAAAATAGGTGTTCTAGTTGATTTAGAACAAGAAGTCAGTGACGACTATGTTGATCGTGCTATTCGCGGTGAACATGAAGGGCAAATACAAGGTGTGGCAGAAGGCAATTTAGATGAACAAGAAGGATCAACAACATCTTTAGAACGATTGTACAATAGTGATTATCCTGACCATGATGAATTATTTTGGAACTATGTTAATCGCGGGGATGAAGATAAACCATTGCAAATTAAAACGATGCCAAAACACATGGTAAAAATCATGTTATTAAGTCAATATAGAGCAGAACATATTGATGAACTATTAGATATGATGGAGGAAGATCAAAAAGAAATAGTAGATAGATATACAAATGATCCATCATTGGCAAATAAAATTATCGTTGTAGCAGATAAACGTATTATAGACGGTAATCATAGAGCATTGGCAGCAGCAATTAAAGGAACATCTATTAGATATGTTGATGTAGCAGAGTTGGATGATGAATCTTTAGCAGAAGGTGAAGATTTGTTAGACAAACTTACTATGGGTGTATCAAAATTAGCCAAGAAACATAATGTATCTGAGAAACATATTATCGATCAACTTAAAAAAGGGATCAAGGTAGAATTAGAACATACTAACACCAAAAAAATAGCAAAAGAAATAGCATTAGATCACTTAGGTGAAGATCCCAACTATTATACAAAGTTATCGAGTTTAAAATTGGAAGGTGCTTCAGGATATATTCCGAGTAAAAAAGAGGCTAATGATCCAAGATTTAAAACTGCTCTAACAGTAGATGTCAAGCCAGACACGATTCAAAAGAACGCTAAAGCGTTTGGTTTCAAAGTAAGTAGGGCAGGTATCCCGCCGAAGTTAAGGAAATAAAATGAGAATTACGTTAGACGGTGGAGTAACTATTACAGGATCGATATCTTTAAATAGATTTATACAGCCGCCTTTTTCTGCTACGTTCGATACTTCGGTTTATTTAATTCCAGATACTGTAGATAATGAAGCGGTCGCTTCCGGAATATTAGGTGCTTCCACAGATGCAGAACCACAAAAATCTTTGTTTGCAACTACTACGATAGATGGAAGACCATTAGGTGATATAGACAACAACGGTGACGTAAATTCATTTGATGCTGCTTTGTATCAGCAATATTATGTACTTGGTAGCACTACTTATGCAGATTATATAGAAAATGTATTACATCCATATTTGTTGGAAAACTCAACAACTTATTCAGATTACGTTTACAGAAGTGATCCCACACAATATGCTGAAATTTATCTTTATTCAGGCAGTACTACAGAATATATAGACGCTATTATAGATTGGGGAGATGGAAACGCTACTATTATTTCCCCAGAATTACAAGATTCTGAAGGGTACTTTTATCATGAATACAGCACCTCAGGCACATATGAAGTAACGATAACAGGTCTTGTCGGTTATCAATTAGGTATAGCAAGTCAGCCAGCCCTAACGAGTATTGGTGATTTTGGCGATCTTGATTTACAAACCGCGCAGTTCACTAATTGTGATAATTTAACAAGCATACCTGCATATATACCTAACACATTTACTTCTATGAGTTTGATGTTCGCGGGTTGTTCTAACTTGAATGATCCAAATATAAGATTGTGGGACACTAAAAATATTCAGTTTTTAGTTCAGACGTTTGATTCTTGTGATTCTTTTAATATAAATTTGTCTACTTGGAATACGTCAAATGTTACAAGTATGTTTAAAACGTTTGCTAATGCTACATCTTTCAACAATAATATTTCTACATGGAATACTGCTAACGTAGTTAACGCTGCACAAATGTTTGACAACGCTGCGTCTTTCAATCAAAATCTTAATAGTTGGGATGTATCTAAAGTTCCTAGTCTTTATAGGATGTTTGCTAATAGTGCTTTTAACGGTAATATCATAGCTTGGGATACTTCTAATGTCTCTAACTTACAGCAGACATTCCAATATTGCACTTCGTTCAATCAACCGATAGGTAACTGGAACACTTCTAAAGTTACTACCATGAATAATACTTTTGCTAATTGTTCTAGTTTCAATGGTAACATTGAAAACTGGAACACTAGCAACGTTACTACTTTCGCATATACATTTAGTAACGCAACTAATTTTACAACTAACTTGCATTCTTGGAATACTATAGCAACTAGTAATTTCGTGGGAATGTTCAATAACGTGTTATCATATAATAGTGACTTAGGTAATTGGTATACTGACAGATATCCAGGCAACACAGAACCAACTAATTTCTCTACTAATGCATCTGGTTGGATTCAACCTAAGCCACCCTGGACTGCGGGAGGATTATTAATAGATTTCTCACCTGCTACTGCTCCGCAGACATTTAGTTTTACTGCTACATCATCAAATGGCTGGGTGAACTGGGGAGATGGTAGTTCTTCGACATTTACTTCAAGTGCATCTCATTCTTATAGTTCAACAGGAAATGTTCAGATACAGATAAAGGGTGTCTTACCAACGTTTGATACGGGTACTAATTCAGTAAATCAATATATCTATGCTATAGATTCTTTTGGTAATATGGGTGTAACTAACATTTATCTAGGTAACTGTTCTAATCTAACAAGTGTGCCTAATTATTTTCCTGGCAGCATAAGAGCGTTTAGATTTGGTAGGACTACAGGAACATGCCCCATTAATGATGCTAACATAGTAGAGTGGGATGTAAGCAATGTAAACAACATGAGCAACATGTTCTTTAATTGTACTTCATTCAATCAACCAATCGGCAACTGGAATACATCTAACGTTTTAACTATGTCTAATATATTCCAAGGTGCTACATCTTTTAATTCAGATATCACTAACTGGGACGTTAGCAATGTAGGAAGTTTTAATAATGCATTTAGAGATGCTACTTCATTCAATCAAGATATAGGAAATTGGGAAGTAGGACAAGCAGGTAATATGTCATTCATGTTTGAGAACGCATCTGCTTTCAATCAAGATTTAAGTGATTGGTGTGTTATTAACTTCACTTCAGAGCCCGGCAACTTTAGTTATAATACGCCCGGTTGGGTCGCTTCTAAACCAAATTGGGGTACTTGTTCTTTAATACCAGCTAATGCTATGATAGTACAATACAATAGTTCTTCAACAGGTAACACTACTCTAGCACGGTTTGATGGTGCTACTGATATAAGTTTATCTTTGTTGAATGGTGAAACATTTACTATCGATGATCCAAGTTTAACATCTCAAACTTTATCTAAAGCCTATCTAGAAAGTTCTACAAAAACATTTTATGTTACTGGTAATTCTGAATCTATGAGTACAGGTAACCGCACTATACGAGTCATGCAATGGGGAGATATAGAATTAAGAAATTATCGTTGCTCTACTTCAATAAACAGTTTCTTTACGGAGATACCAGACACGTTGCCTGCTACTTTTAATAACGGTTATCAAATGTTATCTGGTGCTACTAATTTTACTGATGGCAATGTCGCTAACTGGAATGTAAGCAATATCACTAATATGTCTAGTATGTTCGCAGATACTGATATAGATTCTTTCTTAGATTTATCTGGATGGGATATGAGTAATGTTACAGATACTTCTTATATGTTTGGTGGTTGTAATTTATTTGACAGCGACATAAGTATGTGGAACACCGGTAATGTTGCTAATATGAGAGGCATGTTTTATGCTGCTACAATTTTTAATCAACCTATAGGAACATGGGACGTTAGCAAAGTTACTGATATGTCAAGTATGTTCATGCTCACTAAAAATTTCCAGCAAGATATAAACGATTGGGACGTATCCAATGTCACTAATTTCGCAAATATGTTCTATGGAACTGCGAACACTGGCCCCACTTCGGTCAATGGATTTACTTCTAATTTGGCTAATTGGAATACTTCAAATGCTACTAACATGTCTAATATGTTCTACCAGGCTAACAATTTCAGCGGAAATGTAGAAACATGGGATGTTAGCAACGTTGCCAACATGTATAGAATGTTTGGTTATGCTAGAAAAGCCACAGACTTAGTTCTTGATAATTGGGATGTGAGTAAAGTAGCAAATATGCAAGGTATGTTCTATGATGCTGCTGGAGCAGATAGTAACTTAGATTTGTCTAATTGGAATACTTCTAACGTAACAAATACTAGAGAGATGTTTTTTGGTTGTATAAATTTTGATAGTAATATAGCATCATGGGACGTTAGTAAAGTTACTGACATGACCGGGATGTTTTATGTAGCACAAAGTTTCAATCAACCTATAGGTAACTGGAATACTTCTAATGCGATATATGGCATGAGCAGAATGTTTGAACTAGCCTCATCTTTCAATCAACCATTAAAGTATTGGGATGTTTCTAACGTTGATCCTAACTTAGGCGGTTTAGATGATATGTTTAACGGTGCTTCATCGTATAATCAAGACCTCAGTAGATGGTGTGTATCTCAATTCGCATCTGAACCTTCAGGTTTCTCTACGGGTGCTGTGGCTTGGACAGAACCTAAACCTGTATGGGGTACTTGCCCACAACCAGACATGTATCTAACTTATAACTTCCCGCTACCTTCAGGTGAGGTAGAATTAACTGTAGAAGGCAATGTTGATCTTATCGTGTATTGGGGTGATGGCAGTGTAGATACTTACAATACTAATACAGTTGCTACCCACACATACTCTTCAGCAGGTTCTTATACAGTAACTCTAGAAGGAAGCGTAGAAAAATTAGCAGCAGAGAATGTGCATTTAACAGGTGTTACTTCGTTTGGTGATCTTGGCTTACTTGATCTATCATACGCATTCGCTAACAGTCCAGCCTTAACTGTCATGGCTAGCAATTTCCCAACTACTGTTACTAATCTAAATTCAACTTTCTTGAATTCAGGTAGCATCAATGACAGCAATATAGCATTGTGGGATGTTGGAAATGTTACAGACATGACTGCGCTATTCAATGATGCTACGGTATTCAATCAAGATTTGTCAAACTGGTGTGTAACTAACATAGTAGCAGAACCAACTGACTTCGCTACAGGATCTAGTCTATCTCTAGCCAACTATCCTGTCTGGGGAACTTGTCCATAATTTGGTTGACATTAGTTCCAGATCATGAGACAATCTTTGCATGAATGAATTATTTACTGCGGTAGAAGCCAAGAATCACGTAGCAGAACTCAGGAAAGGGTTGAATGGCGTTTATAATCTAGACCTTTATAAACTGCTAGACAACATGGATGCTATGGTAACTGACCTCAGTAAACTAGAAGTCAAGCACAGGCGCAACAATAAAGCCGGTTCTCTTGTGAAACAACGTGAGAAAATCACGCAAGCCATTGATTACTTTAATAAAATGCTGTTGATGTATAAGTTGATGTATTAATCCTAATAAAATCAACAAGTTACATAAGTCATTGATTTTTAAAGGTTTATAGTGGTTGACTTTGAATTGGATTGGAACTATCATTACTATATGATCAAAACTAATGTATTGCAGATTAAATTCTACTCGGACCCTGGTCACGGCTGGGGAGCAGTTAAGCGCAAGGTGCTGGATCAACTTGGTATCTCTGACCAGATCACCTCTTACTCTTACATGAAGGGCGAGACGGTGTACCTCGAGGAGGACCTGGATCTCGCTACTCTTGTCAATGCTCTCAAGGCGCGGGGCATCCCCTACTCTTTCAAAGAGAAGTCGGTGAATCAATATTCCCCGATCCGCAGTTATTCTCATTATCAGGCTTGACAACAGGCAAGATATCGTGTAGGATTGATCTACACTAACTTATAGGAGACTCTCACATGGCATATACCTCTGATACATTGACTGTTACTACAGTCCAGGCACGTAAGGCGATTCTCGCCGCGTTCAAGGCAAAGCGTCCTATCTTTCTCTGGGGTCCTCCCGGCATTGGTAAGTCTGAGGTCGTTCAGTCTATCACCGATGAACTCGGTGGCGTCATGATCGACTTGCGTATGGCGCAGATGGAACCCACTGACATCCGTGGTATCCCCTACTACAACAAGGACACGGGTCGCATGGACTGGGCTCCCCCAGTTGATCTGCCTGATGAGGATATGGCTAAACAGTATCCCATCATTGTTCTGTTCCTTGATGAGATGAATTCGGCTCCGCCCGCTGTACAGGCGGCGGGTTATCAGTTGGTACTTAATCGTAGAATCGGCAAGTACCACTTGCCCGATAACGTAGTGCTGGTCGCGGCAGGTAACCGCGACTCTGACAAGGGCGTGACTTATCGTATGCCCATGCCGCTGGCTAACAGGTTCGTTCACATTGAACTGCGCCCCGACTTTACTGTCTGGCAAGATTGGGCTGTGAACAACGACATCCACGAGGACGTGGTAGGTTACTTGTCCTTCGCAAAGCAGGACTTGTATGACTTCGATAGCAAGTCTAGCAGCAAGGCGTTTGCTACTCCCCGTAGTTGGACTTTCGTTTCTGATCTGATCAAGGATGAAACGCTGGATTCCGATACTCAGTTGAATCTGCTGTCGGGTTCGGTTGGCGAAGGTATCGCGGTTAAGTTTATGGCTCACCGCAAGGTATCTAGCAAGATGCCCAAGCCCGAGGATATTTTGTCGGGCAAGGTAACCGATCTGAAGGTCAAGGAGATTTCGGCAATGTACTCTTTGACTACTGCTATGTGCTACGAGCTCAAGGATGCTATCGACAACAAGGTCGATATGAAGAAGTTCCATCAGATGGCTGACAATTTCTTTGGCTACATGATGAAGAATTTTGAGACCGAGTTGGTAGTGATGGGTGCTAAGGTCGCTCTCAAGACATTTATGCTGCCCATCGAACCCACGCAGTTGAAGAACTTCGATGAGTTCCACAAGAAGTACGGCAAGTACATCGTGGATGCCAGCAACTAAGAGTTGGTGAGTGTCCGCTAGCAGTTAGTATCTAGGTGTGAGAGTCGGATACTTTCTGTTAGCGGACTATTTCCTTTGTTAAATATAAAACAAAGGATATTATTATCATGGGTAATCTTACTATAGAAAAACTTAATAAGTGGGCTAAAGGCTCCACTTTTGTTGAAACAGGTTCATGCGAGGGTTGGACGATACCTGTAGCATTGGAGCATGGATTTAAAAAAATACACGGTATAGAATTAAATCCAGAATTATACAATTTTAGTTTAAATCTGTCTGGACCACTTTTTGACTCTAATGGAAATAATATAGGTAATGCTCCACTCAAAGATCATCCAAATGTTAAACTTTGGTTAGGAGATACAGTAGAACTGATGGATGAAATATGCGAAACCCTAGATGAACAAACTACTTTTTGGTTAGATGCTCATGAATCAGGGCCTACAATGCCTAGAGGTAAATATGGTCCGTGTCCGTTACTTCAAGAATTAAAGTCTATTAAAAAATCACCTAGGAATGATCATGTAATAATGATCGATGATGTAAGAATATTAGACACATGGGAATGGAATTTTATAACTAAGGAATCTGTCATTAAACTTATATATGAGATCAATAAAGATTATATTATCACTTATATTGATGGCACCGATCCTGATTGTGAATATGGATATTTGCCAAATGATATATTGGTAGCCCATTTGGAGAATTAATACGCTACACAAACAAATAACAAAATGGATCAAAGATTACGCCAAAAAGAACAAGATTGAAACTCTTGTTGTTGGAGTGTCCGGCGGGATCGACAGCGCGGTAGTTAGTACATTATGTGCTAATACAGGAATAGTGACCCGTGTGGTCACTATGCCTATCAGACAAAATAAAAAAACTCATGAACGTAGTTTGCGCCACATAGAATGGTTATTTAATAAACTGTCTGATGAAAAATCCGTTGCCCAGTGCACTGGTTCATTGTTACATCTTAACATTGATTTGACTAATACCTTTGCAGTATTTGAAAAGCAACTCAGGTTAGCAGGTCAAGATAGTGAACTTGCATTCGCTAACTCGCGTAGCAGATTGCGTATGATGACATTATATCAAATAGCACAAAGCAATAATGGTATAGTTGTAGGTACCGGTAATAAGGTTGAAGATTTCGGTGTGGGATTTTTTACCAAATATGGTGACGGTGGTGTTGATATAAGTCCTATAGCAGACCTTACTAAAACTGAAGTTTGGGCTATGGGTCGTGAGTTGGGTATCATTGAAGATATCATCAACGCACCACCGACAGATGGATTATGGGATGACGGACGTGATGATGAGGATCAGCTTGGTATGAATTATACCGAGTTAGAACAAGCCATGATGTTAGACGAGTCACAACTGATTCCTAATAATAAGCAGGATAAGAAAAATTTGATTCACTACAGAAAATTAAGGGCTAAGAATCTACATAAAATGATGCCAATACCAGTTTTTAAAAAATCCTCTGATTAATCAACAACTTACGTAGCCAAATATTTCTTGACAAAAGTTGCGAAATCCTGTATTATATATAGTATATGACGTTGAGGATTTTGATATGACCACTACTACTGCAAACACAAAAAAGAAGTCGGATCGTAACAAAAATTTGGACCACGTAATTGGACCAACTGATCCTAAGATTGACGCGCAGGCGCGTGAACGTTTGATAACCGCCCGCATATCTTTGCTACTCAGGCACTCTTTCTTTGGTAATATTGCTACCCGTTTGCAGTTGACTAATGCTGATGAATGGCTACCAACCGCAGCAACTGACGGCCGTAAATTCTACTACAACAGCCGCTTCATAATGATGCTCAAGCCTAAGGAGGTTGAGTTCCTTGTGGGGCATGAAGTATTGCACGTAGTCTATGATCATCTGGGCCGTCGCGGTGATCGTGATCCGCAGATATTCAATATCGCAAATGACTACGCGGTCAACGCCGATCTTAAAAGGCACAAGGTTGGTACTTTCATCACTACTGTTCCTGCTCTCTACGAATTCAAGTATGACGGCATGGCTAGCGAAGAAATCTATGACGATTTGATGAAAAACGCCCAGCATATCAATATGGATGACCTAATTGATATGCTGCTAGACGAGCACCTGGACGACGAGAACGATGGTTCAAGTGAGGGTGAAGGCGAGAACGAGGGCAAGGGTCGCGGCAAACGGCCTACTATGTCTGAACAGGAACGTGAGGAGATCCGTCAGGAGATGAAGCAGGCTATCATCAATGCCGCTAGAAATTCTGATGCTGGTTCTATCCCACAAAACGTGCAGCGCATGATCAAGGAACTGACTGAGCCAGTCATGCCCTGGCGTGAATTGCTACAGACTAATCTTACTTCGGCTATCAAGTCGGACTTTAGTTTCATGCGTCCTTCCCGTCGAGGCTGGCACATGGACGCGATTCTCCCCTCGATGAATCCAGGTGAGGAAATCGATGTTGACGTATTCATCGATCTTTCGGGTTCTATTTCTGATGCTCAAGGCAGGGAATTCTTGTCTGAGGTCGTGGGCATGGTCAAGTCCTTCACTGGGTTCAAGTTGCATATCGCTACGTTCGACACCCAGGTATACAATCCTAAGTCTTTTGATACTGACAGTCTGGATCAGGTCGAGGAATATGAATTGCTGGGCGGTGGTGGTACTGACTTCACTTGCATCTTTGAGCACCTCAAGAACGAGGGTCGAGTGCCCAACAGGCTGATCGTGTTTACTGACGGTTACCCCTTTGGTAGTTGGGGTGACTCTGACTACTGTGACACTACTTGGATCATTCATGGAAACCCCAAACCAGACGTGCCGTTTGGTACTTGGGCGTTGTATGATGAACACAAGAAGTGACATGCCTTACATATACGAATCACCTGACAGGGGAGTAACTATTTACCGTAGAAATTCAGGTGAAGAGGAAAGGACAGAGATTAGCCGTGCTGTAAAGGATCCTGGCGGTAATGGTTGGTCTCTGCAAGAAGCCCTCAGGCTCAGCGAACAGTTTAGATTATGGAAAGACATACTTGCCCGTAGTTATGACGATCCTTATATACGAGATATGATTAATAAGATCGAAGTATATCATGAACTCAAATACAAATAACAAGTTTTTAGTGATGTGGGACAACTTGGGTCTAGAGTGCCTCTTCAACCTTACTGAGGATAACAAGAAAAAAATGATGTCCGTCCTCAAAGAAGAAAAGTTTGCAAGCACCGTACCTTCGTTGGACGTTCTGCTTATCAGGGCTAGAGCCAATAGCCAAAGACATTATGAAATTTATGTTTTTGAGTCAGAGATCGATGAGGATTATCTTAGAGAAATACTAGAAAATGATCCTATGCTTGTAGTACCCTCGATCAGAGAAAAGGGACATAAGATTTTAGATATGAGAGAGAACAAACAACATGTCCGAATCTACTAATCTTTCTCTTCCTGAAATTAATATCAACGACTGGTATACTGACAGGTTAGTTGATTTTGTACCCGAACATTTTGTCAAGGCTTCTGGCTTGCTAAACACGAATTCTATGGAATGGATACGTATTAATTTCACTGGACGTTTTGCTTTCAAGAGAATTTCATCAGGTGAAGTATATTTTGAAGATCCAGCCGAGGCTACTTTTTTCTCCCTGACTTGGGGATAAATTTTTCACTGCCTCATCTCCTAAGTAAATACACTACTTCTAGGAGATAATATTATGGCGTTTATAAGACATGTTGGAAAGCAAGGTGATCGCAAGGTCGCGGTAGTTTTTCGTGAAGTGCCCGGTGACTCTCACATGTGCTTGATCGTGTATACAGAATTATTAAATCAAAATATACATGATCCATTAATGACTACTATCGAAAGTGACATAGGACAGAATAGCGACAATCTAGCAGATGCATTGAATAGGACTTACACTAAAGATGGTAAGGTTATTCTACAAGTTTTGCATAGTGAAGGAATGTTAAAGAGAGTGCAAACTGAATCAGTAGTGATGACTCCCGCACCCAATACTTCAATTAAATTAAGTGAACTAAACAACTTATTGAATGAGATGCAAAAAGGTAGTGAAGCAACAAAAAAACTAGCAGAAATAGATTCTAGTATGGGTTATCAAGATCCTAAAGATGTTGCTAAGAGAAGGGATGCTGCCCGAAATCCTGCTAAAGAACCAGTCAAGGCTAGTACTAATCAAGCATTAGACGATTCTTCATTAGCAAATAACTTGAGGCAACAAGCAGAAAGAATGAGCCGAGAGGCTCAGGGATTATTAGCAGAATCTGAAAGACTACTATCAGAAGCCAACAAACTAGATCCTGTAGTAACAGAGGTCAAAACAAAGAAGGCAAAGAAATCTAAAGTATCTGCATAATGTCTCCTGAATTTTTGCGGAAATGGGAACATATACTTGCTGACGTAGAGAAATCAAGAATACCCGTCGAGTTCCTAAAAAAGATAGTACTTAGACTCGACGGACGCAAGCAGAAAACCATTAACATAAAAAAAATGTTAGATCAAGGATTGATATCAGATGAGATCGAAGATGTCTTAGGTAGGATCCTAACTGAATTCGACCACATAATAAAGTCTGTTGAGTTCATATTGAATGTTGAGTCAATAGCAGAAACAGTACAACCTGAAACAGATAAATTCTTGAAAAATCTTTAAATGTACTATTATACTAGTCATTGGAAACCACATATATATCGTAACTCAACACTTGATGGTGTTTTGCTGGACGATATAAGTGACAAAAGAATGAGAGTTCTTAACTACCATGAAAAAAATCTCGATGACATTGCTATTGTTAATTTAGTACAAGAGCATTCAACAAATATAACAAATCCATCTTATAGTCAGACTGAAATAAATTTAAGATCAAATGTTGATTTTTTTGTGAGTAAAGGTAACAAAATTATTTTTATTATAGAACGCAACAAAGAAGATGCTAAAATCTTAGCCCAAGATTATATATCTACATTTAAAAATAAAATTATAGTATTCAATACCAGAGCGTTTAACTTTAACTATATAGTAGCATCTGAACAAGAAGAAAGAACAAGATATTTTTCTTTTCAAGAAAACTTCAGTAACCGTGATCCACTAAACAAACACTTTAGACATCTATTTGTATGTATTAATAGAATGGTCAAGCATCATAGAATAGTTGCTCTAGATGTTTTGCAACAAAAGGGAATATTTAATTTAGGTAAAACATCTTTTTCGGGTAGAAACTACTCAAATCTGGAATATGATGAATCATTATGTAATAGTTTGCAACATCTTTGTACACATTGGAAAATAGTACCATTGCCTCGCGTAAATTTAGAAGACTACGATGATTCTTGGATAGATTTGGTGTCAGAAACTCATGAATACGCTGAAAACTATGAATGGATAACAGAGAAGACAGTTAGAGCATTTCTTTATGGAAAACCTTTTTTAATATTTGGTCCTAAAGGTATACATAAAAAATTGATTACTGATGGATTTGAGATGTTCGAAGAATTATTTGACTATTCTTTTGATATCGAAGACGATACTAGAAAAAGATATGAAATGTTAGTAGACAACATAGTTGGATTAAAAGATACTGATTATGAAACTAGGAAAAAATTAACTTCGAAAATTTATGACAAATTGTTGCACAATCAAAGATTAGCAATTGACATTATTCAAAATTATAAAAATTATACTTATATGGTAGATAAAAGCAAAAATTTTAATGATTCTGACATACAAGAATCTTTAGATATAACTAATCATGTATTAGATAATATTATATTCATAGATCCGAACAAACAGTTTCCAAAAGATTAGCCATTTGTCTTGTAATTTTATTATAATTTATCTATAATCAGACAATGATACAGTATCATGATTTACTAGCATGGATCTTACAAAACGGTGACGATAGAAACGATAGAACAGGAGTAGGCACATTAAGTGTGTTTGGTCAGCGACTACGTTTTAATCTTAATTCAGGCTTCCCCGCAATAACAACTAAGAAACTGGCTTGGAAAGCCTGTGTGGGAGAGTTACTTTGGTTCTTAGAAGGATCAGGTGACGAGAGACGCCTAGCAGAAATTACTCATGGTAGCAGTACTGGTAACGTTACTATCTGGACACCAAACGCATTAGCGCCTTATTGGAAAAGTAAAGCCAGATTTGAAGGTGATCTGGGAAGGATATATGGAGTCCAATGGCGTAACTGGCGAGCGCCTGATCTCACGAAGATTGATCAAATAGCCAACCTGATCGATGGTATAAAGAACGATCCTACTAGTAGGCGACACATTTTGTCAGCCTGGAACGTGGGAGAACTAGATCAAATGGCTCTGCCTCCTTGCCATATACTAGCACAATTTTACGTAGACACTACACTAAATGCTATATCTTGTCATATGTATCAGCGGAGCGTAGATGCTTTTCTAGGACTACCTTTCAATATCGCTTCTTATGCTTTGCTTACTCACATGGTAGCGCAAGTCACTGGTTACAAAGTGTCCGAATTAATTATAAGCACGGGTGACACCCATATTTACAAAAATCACATAGATCAAGTACGGGAACAATTAACTAGGAAAGAGTATCCATTACCAACACTCTGGTTAAATCCGGACATCAAAGATATAGACAAGTTCACTATGAATGATATACAATTAGTTGATTATAAATATCATCCAAGTATCAAGGGGAGTATGGCGGTATGATAACGAATTTTTTAAACAAAACAAAAGAACAACCAGTAAGAAAATTAAATCCAGACACTATTTACAGCAGATTAGCAGATTATATGTACATGATAATTGATCCAGAAATCAATCAAGTAAGTTTACGCTGGGTTTTCAATGGATTTCAAGGGCTTTGTGATCTAAAGAATCATGATGTAAATCCACTTGGATTTCAAGAAAAAGACTTTGACTGCTGGGCACCTAATACAGAATATGCACAACAGATAGCACGGTCTCTAAATCTTCCCGACAAGGGAAGGGTTTTCTTGAACAAACTAGCACCCGGAACGTGTACAGAAATTACTAGTGCTAGGGATGTATGCAGAGCATATATACCTTTATCTGACAATAAGGGAGCGTTCTTGATTAGTGATGGTAAGTTGACTAAATTTGAAGCCGGAGTAGTTCGTGTAATAGATGTATCAAATAACTATACTATCGTTAATTCAGATAAAGAAGATTTGATCTACTTAGTGTTTCATAACTGTATGTATCATTATAAATGGTAACATTTCTAGCATATTCATATAGGATCATAGATAGTCTCAGGCACGATGAAGCAGAGATACCTATGCGTGATTTCTTAGATACATCTGCGGGGAAATTTTTAACTGAGCGTAGCGTTTTCCCTCCACGTATAAAAAGAGTTCACGATTACGAAGAGGATTCTTACATTTTCTCTTTGTTTGCTAGATTGACTAAAGAAGATTATTTGATTTATAAACTAAGATATGAGTAAATTTTTAGTAACAGGCGGCTTAGGGTTCATAGGGCACAACGTAGTAGAGCAACTAGAACATCAGAATAAAGAAGTTATCATAGTAGATAGCAGGACTAATTATGGTGTGATCCCAGAAGCAGAATTAACTTATCTCTTAAATTATAGAACCAGTAAGATTAAAACTATTTTTAACTACAAGGTTGATGTATTAGATAGCAACTATGTCAACGTTGTTTTAAATTTGCACAAGCCAGATACTGTTATACACTTGGCTAGTTATCCCAGACAACAAGTAGTAAATCATGATACTATCCATGCTACTAAATTGATGTTGACAGGATTGCAAACTTTCTTAGAAGATTGCAAAAATAACGGTATCAAGCGATTTGTCTTTATTAGCAGCAGCATGGTATATGGTAATTTCTATGCACCCGCTAGTGAAAGTCATGTGTGTTTACCTGTAAATTATTATGGCATATTGAAACTAGCCGGAGAGCAGTTAGTAAGAAGTTACTGTGAATTAAATGACATTGATTGGATTATAGTAAGACCCAGTGCAGTTTATGGACCGGGAGACGTTACTGACAGGCTAGTTAATAAATTTTTTCTAGGGTCTGCTAACAGAGAAAAATTGTCTGTATTTGGTCCTTCCGAATATTTTGACATGAGTTACGTTACTGACGTTGCTAAAGGTATTGTTTCTGCGGCGTCAGCCAAACATGTAAAAAATACTATTTTTAATATCACTAAGGGAACAGCAATCAATGTGTTATATATCGCACAGCAAGTAGATAAGATTGTTAGAAAAAATAATGTAAAAATGGGTGGTAGGATAGACACTAAAGAACGAGACAACAGGTATCCAACAAGAACATCACTTAATATAGACAGGGCTAAGATAGAATTAAATTATGTTCCTGTAGTTGACATAGATACAGGGCTAGAAGAAACGTATGAATGGATATCGAATACCCCATTTTGGCCTAGATAGGCAATATGCCTCATTAAAAGATGAGTTACTAGAGGCCACTCACGATTCCTTATCGTCTGGCCAATTAGTAGATGGTCCTCACACTGACTGGTTTGAGAAATGGTTAACGCTACGCACGGGATGTAGATACGCAGTAACAGTACATAGTGGAACCCAAGCACTAGAAATAATTGCCAGGCATGAGAGTTACAGATTTTATGATATGTATAGACTAAAGCCTAGCATAGTCATACCAAATATAAGTTATCCTGCTACACTTAATGCTTTCCTCAGAGAAGGATTTGATGTTACTATATGTGATACAGACAAGAATGGTTTGCTAGATTTAGAAAAATGTTTCCTTAAAAAAGATATTATCGCGGTTCCTTGTTTTGTAGGTTTGTTTGGTGCTCCGTTAAAGTATGCAAAGTATTTTGAAAATACAAATCCTCGCGATGAATTTATCGTAGATGGGGCGCAGCATTGGTTAGTATCTCAAGAATTTGAAACTGGTATAGGTATGGCTATATCATTCGACCCCACTAAGAATCTTCCTTCTAGCGGAAACGGCGGCGCGATAGTAACTAATGACATTAATTTGTTTGAATTCGCGTTAGATTTTAGAAATAATGGTAAAGGTAGCCATGACAGGGTAGGCACTAATAGTAAAATGAGCGAACAAGATTGCGCTCAAATATTAGTCAGAACTAAGCACATAGATAAATGGCAAGCACGTAGGAAACAAATAAGAAATTTTTACTTAGACGAGTTCAAAGATTTACCTATCAGATGTTTGAGCGATAACATGCCTAGACATGCTGACCAAAAGTTTGTTATCTCTACGCCCCACAGAGATGAATTAGATGAATGCATGGCACAATATGGTATCGAGTGCAGGGTACATTACTCTTATACTTTGTCTGATTTAGTCATAGCAAGAAATTTAATAAGGCCAGATTTTTTGAGCGTTAGTAAAATGTTAGTCAGGAGTTTGATTAGTTTACCCATGTATCCCGAATTAACTGATGCAGAAATAGAAACAATTGCTGATACTGTAAAGAAATTTTTCTCTACGATTAAGGATTCAGTTTTATAAATTAAAATGATTAATTAGTTCTTGTGCTAATACATGATGACAACTTATATTAGGATGTACCTCATCACTAAAAAGATGTGGCACATTTTGAGTAGCGTTTAATAATTCTAATTTTAAATTTAATTCACGTTCTCTAACGTCTAGATCACAATTTTTTTCAACCCAGTCCCATCCGAAATCTAATGAGTGACAAGCAGGAACTTTAAATCCCAGCAACTCTGATCTCCAATCCTCTTTTATATAATCTGCCCATTGCCACTCATGCGGCTTATATAATGGAGCGTGTCCTCCTATAACTGCCCATGGCGTGTCTGGACATACCTCTCGGATTAGGCTAATATATTTTTTTACGTCTAAGTATGAAAGTTCCAACATTTCATCATACTCACGTGGTAAGTCGGTTCTGGCAGCAATGTTAAAATTACTGACTGCATCTCTAAGCAATACTGTAAAAAAAAATACTATTAATTTTATTTTTGGTAATGTTTTTGGTCTAAATTTTGTATATAATAATGCAGATGCCAATGTGCTGCAATTAGATGCACCCCACCAAGATTTGTTTACAATTTCATAGCCCTTTAGTTGAAAATTTATGTCTAAATTATATGATTCATCGGGATTTGAAGGATCTAACTGATGTATTGGATTACAATGTGCAGGAGATAGATGACCTGATGCAGCCCAACTATCTCCTATAATTAAGATGGTTTCATTCATTTCAGCAATATTTAATATTATTCTAGTTCTTGGTTGATTTTCTTTACTTCGTTGTACCAGTTCACTAGTTGTTCATGTCTAGCAGCACATAGATGATACTCTGCATAGTTAATAGTGACTTTTTCTAGCACTACGCTTAACTGCGTTGTATCTTCAGGAACTACTACTAGATTAGGACATAATTCTAACAATTGTTCAGGTGGTGTGGGAAATTCTGGTTTAGTGGGAATCACTTTAAAGCAACCAGTGAGCATAACACTACTAACTAAAACTAGTGCTAAATTTTTCACGGTTGTTCCTCGGATTCTGTTGAAGCCTCCTCTGGCAGCGGTCTGTTAGAAATCATGAATGGATTGTTTCTGGCCATAGCATTTAATACTTGAATGCTGCTAGGAGTGATCTCGCACTTATCATCTATTTCAATAGCGATATCTTTGATTTTTTCTTGAACCACTACTTGAGTTTCTTTAACTACTTTAACACGATCTTTATATACTATCTCTACTTTGCCCGCGGCTTCTGCTGCTTTTGCTTCTGCTAGAGCAACTTTATGTTCGTAGTCTTTGACTTGACTGTCATGGAAGTTCCTGAAACTTATGATACCTTCCATGTATATTCCAAACATTAAAACTGCTAGGCATAACAATCTTGCTGCGGCAGTATATATTGTTTCTATAAAAAAACTGATAATTATACCAGTAAAACCTACGAATACTAGTCCGTGAACTAAGAATTCGGGGAAATAATTAAAAAATAGAGTTTCCATAATATTATTTATCTGATAAATACAAAAAGATATAAAGGAAAAATCCATGGCCGAACAAGAAATTGTCAATATAGGTACGTTACCCAATGATGGCTCTGGCGATACATTACGAGTAGCATTTGCTAAGATTAATAATAACTTTACTAATCTGTTTGCTACTGCTACTAGTACTCAGTTAAGTTTTACTAGCGGTCTCGCCCCCAATCAAGTGATCTGGGAAGTACCTGTAACAGACTTTGCTCATGGCGCTTTTCAAATTAGATCAGGTGATCCCGGGACGGCTAATAGTCAAGATATAACTATAACTGCACATATAATCAATGACTTGTCCGATGTAAAATTTTCTGGATTTGGTACTACATTTAATGGTGATCCAGTAAGTACATATGACATGGATGTGAGTGGTGGTAATGTCAGACTTCTAGCATCTCCATTAGTAAATGATGTAGTACAACATTTTATTTCTTCTACTATAGCATATGCCAACGTAGAGGCAGAAAGTTAAAAATGAGAGCAAAAGAATTCATAACTGAGAGTGAAGTAGATTTAAAAGGTAAGTTCCCCGCTAGAGTACAAAAAGCAACTAGGGGAGCGCAAATTTTTACTGATACTAATTTTGATAGGATTTATACTTTGCAACGTGTAATGATGGCAGCAGCATCAACAGACGGTAAAACTGCACCTGATATAGATCCTGAATCTTGGATCGCTAAAAGAAACAGCGCACATCCTTATTCGCAAGCAGATGCCGACAAATTAGATAAAGCATATAAAGCCGTTGGTATACCACATAAAGACCTCAATCATGGTGATCTAGAGAGCGGAGAACTAAATTTAGTTAACTCTAAGAGCCCAATCAAACCATTCAAAGGATATCCTAGATAATGGCTGCATTAACAGTACAATACAAAGGGTTGACTGGTATAATCAGGACTTTAAATCTTGACACAGCCAACACTCTTTCAGAAACTTTTAGTGCTGCTATATCTGATGAGGGATTAACTTCTGGATATTATCTTGCTATGGCTTTAGAAGGAAATTCAGCCATTAATACTGATACAGAAGGATCAAATACTTTAGCAGATTTAAATATAACTTCTTCTGACATATTATATGTTGTTCCAGACCAAGAAGGTACTTTAGAATATAGACAAGTTCAAAGACTAGATATCGCTGAATTAAAAAGACAAGGAGGACCTGCAGGAAATAATAGTTTCCCTTGTTACAGAAATTTAAACACTTATAACATAGATTTACTACCATCTAAATATGTTGGTAATACTTCAACACCTAATCCTCATCCTTCGGGATTACAAGAAAGTAGACCATGGGAGTAATAAATGCCAATACCTGATCCATCTGAAGTACAACCCTGGTATCTTAGAAATATTAATCAAGCCCTTGCGCTAGATGAACCATCGGGAAATGTTTATCTCAGAACTTATACTACCGGAGCCATAGAAACAGCAACGTCGAAATCAGCATTTGGTGAAAATCTAGCAGTTACTATTACGCCGGTGGTACAACTAGATGCTATATACGATCTTGATCCAACCAAGTTTGAAACATTTACTTATGGTGGAGGAACTGCACAGAGCGCAAACAGTAAATTTGAAGTAACTGCTGGCTCTACTGCTAATTCCTATGGAGTTATCCGCAGTAAAAAATTTATAAGATATCGTCCTGGTCAAGGATGTATTGCTAGGTTTACTGCAGGATTTACCGCTACTGATGGAGTTGGTCCTGCAGGTTTTACACAAAGAGCAGGGTTTTTCAACCAAGAGCAAGCAGTTCAAATTGGTTATGACACCAATGGCAAATTTGGAATTCTTCGAGCTAATGGTGGTAAGGCTCAAATTTCTCAGTATACATTCACAGTATTCAATGATGGCAGTGTAGTATTACAACTTAATGGTGTGACATTTTCGTCTGTTACCGTAGCAGGTGGAAGTATTGCTGCCAATATCGCTGCTTTAGTTGCCGGATTGTTAGCACAGCCATTGTTTGCTGCTCTTTATACTGTCGAGTATGATGAAAATGACATCACATTTTTAGCAACATCTCTTGGGCCACAAACGGGAACCAATAGTATTACTGGAGCCACAGCAACTTATAGCAGTTTACAGAGTGGAGTAGCACAAACAGAGTACTGGACTTATCAAGAAGACTGGAACATTGATACCTTAGATGGTAATGGTCCCAGTGGTGCTGTTCTAGATACAACAAAACTCAACGTATATCAAATCAACTTTTGTTGGTTAGGAGCCGGTGAGCTGAGATTTGCCATAGAAAATCCATTGAATGGAGATATGATATTTTTTCATCATATTCACTACGCTAATCAACATACTGCTCCCCATTTAGACAATCCATCTCTAAAGATTGGATACGTTGCTGCTAACTTAACTAATCCTGGTTCTGGATCAGTATCAGTAATTGGGTCATCAATGATGGGTGGAATAGAAGGAACAGTAAAAACAACTACCAACCCTCAGGCAGCAACAGGTTCAAGAAATGATTCTATGAATAGTCCCGGATCTGTTTACCATTTGTTGACAATTAAAAATAGATTGGTATATAGAAATAAAATTAATACCAGAGATTTAATTATAAAAACTATTTCTGCTGGTGTTACTGCCACAGCGGCTGCACCTGCAACTCTTTATGTTTATTATAGTCCAACCCTTCCTGGAAATAGGTTATGGCAAAGCATGGGTGAATGGAACGCTTCCTATTATGCCACTGGGCAATTCATAATCACATCTCTACCCCAACCAATCGCTGTTTATCAGTTTGCTTCTGGCAGTGCTCTTAATACTGATATTTCTAATCTAGATATTCACATTCCACCACAAGGTTACATTACTTTTGCTGTATCTTGCACCAGTAATATGAATGCTGCTAGTGCTGGCGTAACATTTATTGAAGATTGATTCTCAAATAAAATAACAATCATAGTTCACGATCATAAGTAGTGATATAATATTGAGGATGTTGCATGGATATTATTGATATCAACAAAGTTATTGATCTAGTAAAAATCAAACTATACAATGAGTTTTTATATACTGCTCATATATATGATGAAGGAGATAGTCCTTTTCATAAAGACTTAACTATTTCAGTAGTTAAAACATATATAGATCCACTTGATCTGCCCAAAGATGCTAATATCTTAGATATGGGTTGCGGTCCGGGATACTTCCTAGATGAAATGAAAGAACGTGGATATACCAATTTAACAGGAATCACTCTTACTGAGGGTGATGCAAAGATTTGCACGGACAAAGGCCACAAAGTCAAGAAATATGATCTTAGTTTCTTGCCGCAGAAAGATGGATATCATGATGAAAGTGTAGACTTCATATTTTTAAGACATGCATTAGAACATAGTCCATACCCTATTTTTACACTCATGGAATATAACCGAGTATTAAAGCAGGGAGGTAAGATGTACATAGAAGTGCCTGCCCCTGATTGCGAGAGGAAACATGAATGGAACTTAAATCATTATTCTATATTTGGTCCAAACATGTTAAGTGCTTTGTTGCAAAGAACAGGATTCAATGTTGATTCTTTTAATGCTATGGATTTCGAATTAGGCATCAAGCCAGAAGAAAATAAAGATCAAACTCCTAAAGTATATAAAGAAAAGTATTATATAGTAATGGTAACAAAAACTAGACCACTAGATTTGAAGTAACAAAGGGGCGAAAGCCCTTTTGTTTTTTACTGCCTATATCTTATAAATACAAGTATGTCTACTAATGAATTGATAAAACCGCCTTATCAAAAAACGGTTTTTAAGACTCAACAAGAATTAGATGATTTCGTTAAATGTTGTGATCCTGATCAGGGTTATTTGCATTTCATGGATAATTTTTTCTACATACAACATCCCACTAGGGGAAGTATGACATATCATCCTTATGATTATCAGAAACGATTGATACATTCATATCACAATTATAGATATAGCATAGCACTAATGCCTAGACAATCAGGTAAATCTACTTCTGCTGCTGGTTATTTGTTATGGTATGCTATGTTCGTGCCTGATTCTACTATTTTGATAGCGGCTCACAAATATACTGGCGCACAAGAAATTATGCAGCGTATAAGATATGCATATGAAAATTGTCCTTATCATATAAAAGCAGGAGTGACTACTTACAATAAAGGTAGTTTAGATTTTGAGAATGGTTCACGCATAGTATCAGCAACTACTACTGAAAATACAGGTCGTGGTATGTCTATCTCACTACTATACCTAGACGAGTTCGCGTTCGTGAGACCTACTATAGCAGAACAATTCTGGACTTCTATCACGCCAACATTATCTACAGGTGGTAAAGCCATAATCACTTCTACCCCAAACAGCGATGAAGACCAGTTCGCTCTTATCTGGAAAGGTGCTAACAAATGTGAAGATGAGTTCGGCAATAAAACAGATGTAGGGGTTAACGGGTTCAAGGCTTATCGTTCTTATTGGTACGAACAACCAGGCAGAGACGAGAAATGGGCAGAAGAAATGAAGAGCCAATTAGGCTTAGATCGTTTCAATCGTGAAATTGGTTGCGAATTTATTATCGCAGACGAGACTTTGATCAATCCTAACACGCTATTTGAATTGCAGGGCGTAGATCCCGTGTTTAAAATGGGGCAAGTGCGCTGGTACAAGCAGCCCGAACCCGGTAATATATATGTGGTAGCACTAGACCCTAGTTTAGGCACTGGCAGCGATCCAGCAGCCATACAAATTTTTGAAGCAAATACTACTACGCAAATAGGAGAATGGAAACACAACAAAACAGACATTCCCGGTCAAGTAAAATTGCTGTCACAAATCAACAAACATATAATAGAAAAAACCAAAGAACCAAACAATTTATATTATTCTATAGAAAACAATTCTATAGGAGAAGCCGCTCTTATATCGTTATCCGAATATGGAGAATCTAACATAGAGGGTATTTTTATAAGTGAACCGGGAAAAAAGCGTAGGGGATTTAATACTACTCACAAAAACAAACTAACTGCTTGCGCTAAATTCAAGACCCTTTTAGAAAGCAAGAAAATGAAAGTGCATAGCAAATCTCTAGTATCAGAACTAAAGACTTTTATAGCCTCAGGTGGCAGTTATGCTGCTAAAATAGGGGATACAGACGATCTAGTAATGGCAACTTTGCTTATTGTCAGGATCATGCAGCAATTAAGTGACTTCCATTTTGACTTAGAAAATCAAATGAAAGATCATGACGAGTTTATAGAACCACTGCCTTTCTTTGCTGTGCTAGGCTAAGTCTTTGGCATAAATACATTATGCCAATAAATAAAGAAACCTTTAACAATCAACTTTTTAAAATGCTAAAAACTAAGGGTTTTAACCCAATACCTTTAGATTTGAAGGGAAAAAGTTCAAAATATCCAGAAGACGCCGACGTATTCAGATTTGATTTCAACAAAGATGGAAAAAACTGGGGTTCTGGACATGTGGTTATAGGTGATCAAGAATTGATTTTGTACTACGATGATGATATCGAAGATAGTCCAATAAATAAATCAGATGAAGACGACTTTTCTGACGATTGGAATGATTTCAAACGCCAACTAAAAAATTGGTCTAAATCCAGACAACTTAGTTTCGATCTAAAAAATGCAGATCATCTGGGTAGTGACATGAAAAAAAGGGAATATATCAAAATGAAAGAGAATCTAAAAGAAGGATATTATCCTATAGGTAAAAAGGCTAGTTATAGCGATGCTGTGCCAAATGTAAAAATAGTGATTCAGCATTCTCGCCAACTAGAAGAAGGAGAACAAAGATTTCGCAATGTATCCAAGATTTTTGTTGAGAACACAGAAGGCGAACGTTTTGTTTTACCTACTAAGAGACCTGGAATCGCTAGGGTATATGCCAGACACGTAGCAGAAGGTGGTACACCTTATGACGAGCGAGGCAAGCACATCACTTCTTTAGTAGAAGAATATACTAAGATGGCAGGATTCACTAGAGCAGTTAAGAATAAACAATTTAATGAATCTGCACAAAAACTAGTAGAAGAAGGATTAAAGCATTATTCTTCTTTACGCGAAACACTATCTAAGATGACTACTTTGAGAGGCTACAATAATTATTTTGAGTCTTGGACACCTGTGCTAAACGAAGAAAGCGATGAAACAATTAATGATTATTTCGTTCAAGAAACTGTTGATCCAAGAATTGAAAGCGCGATGCCTATCTTAAACCGCTTATCAAAAAATCTAACTGAGATGCAAGAAGTATCTGAGTTAGAAGAGTGGTCTAATGAAATATCAGAATCTTATCTAAAAGATGAAGTCGAGCAGGTTGATGAAGGCATGATGAAAAGAGCCATGCACGATGATGCTGAAAGAATGTCATTAGAACAATTCTGCGATAAGTATGACGGCAATCCCCACGATCCCGATGATATTGTTTCTCAGATGTGGAAAAATGTGAATGGGGATGAGGGAGATGAGGCCAAAGAAATAGATGAAAGCCAGTTCGCAGGCGTTCTTGATCTTATGGACAAATATGGTCCCCAAGACTCTAGAGAAGCAGTTAAAAACGCGATAACTAAACGAATAATGTCTAAGCACCTAGATTGGATACGTACACATGGCATAGAAGAAGTTACAAACGCGATTGAAAATGTTGCTGACTCCGTGGGTGATGTTGAAGAAATTGGCTCAAGTGATGTGAGCGGCTGGGTGGACGAAGTACAAAGAGAATTGGGTGTTGTGGATGGAGATTTAACTGTAGAAGATTTAGACGCTAATCAACGACGCGCAGGTCAATTAGGCCCAACTGATAAAGTAGGCCCCGAAGGTGCTGTAGGTAAATTAGTTGGCGCTAACGAAAGTGTTGACAGATTGAAGAAATTGGCTGGATTAAACTAATATTTTTTTACGCAGTAATTAGGTGATATATACTATTGACACACTAAGAAATTGATGTACAATGACTAGTGTGTCAGTTGTCTCCGACAACTCGACATTTTACACAAATAGGCTAACTTTAGGCACATTTTAAAGGAGAAACAATATGGCAAGTCTAGCAGAAATCCGGGCACGAATCGCTGCCCAAGAAAATAAGTCACAGGGCCCTCGCCCCGCATCTGATAATGCAATTTATCCGCATTGGAATATGGATGAAGGTACTACTGCTACCCTCAGATTCCTTCCAGATGCAGATTCTACCAATACATTTTTCTGGGTAGAACGTCAGATCATCAAGTTGCCATTTAATGGCGTCAAGGGTGATTCTAATGTCAGGCACTTACAAGTGCAAGTTCCATGCGTAGAAATGTATGGTGAGAATTGTCCTATCCTAGCAGAGGTTCGTCCTTGGTATAAGGATGAGACTTTGAAGGAAATGGCTAACAAGTATTGGAAGAAGCGTTCATATATCTTCCAAGGCTTTGTACGTCAGAACCCATTGGGTGATGATGTAACTCCTCCCAATCCTATCCGTAGGTTTATTATCTCTCCGCAGATTTTCACTATTATCAAGTCCAGTCTAATGGATCCTGAAATGGAAGAACTGCCAACAGATTATATGAAGGGTCTTGATTTCAACGTCAAGAAGACTTCTAAGGGTGGTTATGCTGATTACAGCACTAGTAGTTGGGCACGCCGCGAAACGGCGCTAACTGAAGTTGAACAGGCTGCTATCGAAGCGCATGGTTTGTTCAATCTAGCAGACTTCTTACCCAAGAAGCCCAGCGAAGCAGAGTTGCGTGTTATGAAGGAAATGTTCGAAGCATCGGTTGATGGTAAGCCTTATGATCCCGACAAGTGGGGTGCTTACTATCGTCCATATGGTTTGGACGTTCCAGCAGCATCAGCAGCACCTCAGGTAGATAAGGTTCAAGACAGCAAGGTAGATGAAGTTGAAGAAAAGTCTGAACCAGTTGTTACTTCTAAGGGTACTTCAAGCGACAAAGCGCAAGACATCTTAGCGATGATCCGCGCTAGACAAAACAAGTCGGCTTAAGGTATTAGGGGGAGGATTTCCTCCCCCATTTTATTAGGAGAAAAACAATGTCACTACCAGAGGAAAGATTCCGAGCATTAAAACAAGGAAAGAAATTATTAGAAGAGTTGTGTGACCCAGGTAAGACTCCTAGGGTCCCTAGCATCGTGCGTGATCGTGCGCGAAGCGCATTGCGGCACTACCCAAATGACTATGAATTAGAACGTATCGCGGACAGTTGTCCAGACATGCTTGATAAAATTTCTACTTCAGATAAAATAATTAAATTAAAGAGGATATAACATGTCGAAACCGTTCGATGTTTCTAAGTTTAGGAAAGATATCACTAAGAGTATTGAAGGACTCAGTATTGGTTTCAATGATCCAACAGATTGGATCAGCACAGGAAATCACGCATTAAACTATCTAATCTCAGGGGACTTCAACAAAGGAGTTCCCCTGGGTAAGGTAACAGTATTCGCGGGAGAGTCAGGATCAGGTAAGAGTTATATCTGTTCAGGAAATCTTGTTCGCGGAGCGCAAGAACAGGGTATTTTTGTTGTATTGATCGATACTGAAAATGCTCTAGATGAAGATTGGTTGAAAGCACTTGGGGTAGATACCAGCGAAGACAAATTGCTAAAACTCAATATGGCAATGATTGACGATGTAGCCAAGACTATCTCAGAATTCATGAAAGGCTACAAGGCAATGGCTGAGGATAGCAGGCCCAAGGTGCTGTTTATCATTGACAGTCTTGGCATGTTGCTGACTCCAACAGATGTCAATCAGTTTGAAGCAGGTGATATGAAGGGTGACATGGGACGCAAGCCCAAGGCTCTTACTTCTCTTGTTCGTAATTGCGTTAACATGTTTGGTTCGCACAATGTGGGACTGGTAGCAACTAACCACACATACGCTAGTCAGGACATGTTCGATCCAGACGACAAGATCAGCGGTGGACAGGGCTTCATCTATGCTTCAAGTATCGTTGTTGCTATGAAGAAACTCAAACTCAAAGAAGACGAAGATGGCAACAAGATTAGCGAAGTGCGCGGTATCCGTTCAGCGTGTAAGGTAATGAAAACACGTTACGCGAAGCCATTCGAAAGTGTTCAAGTCAAGATCCCATATGAAACAGGCATGAATCCATACAGCGGTTTGTTAGACCTTTTTGAGAAATCAGGTCTGCTAACTAAAGAAGGCAACAGACTCGCATATACTTGCGAAGACGGTAGCGTATTGAAGTTCTTTCGTAAAGCATGGGAAAGTAACGAAGATGGTTGCTTAGACAAAGTAATGTCTGAATATCAAAATAGTAAAGAAAAGATAAGTAATACAAATTCTGAAACGGAGGAATAACAGAATGAGTATAGCCGCTATTGTAGAAGTATGGGACATGCTTAAACATGAAATTACTGACAAAGCCGACATGGCTGATTCATTGATTAATATCCTTGTGTCGCATGATTATTCTCATCAAGAGATCAAAGAAGCATTCTGGCAAGACGATCATGTCTTAGATGCTTTGAGTTATCATACTGAATATGATGAGGAAGAAGATGAGGAAGAAGAAGAATATTATGAAGATGATGAAGAAGATGATGATTGGGATTAATGAACTGGTATACTAAAATTACTGCTGATCTTTCAGCAATACCTGACTTTATATCTCATTTTGAGAACGAGTTGATAGAAGCCAAACGCGATGCTAGTATATACGGCAACGTAGAGAAAAATCTCTCTGCGTTGCCCGGTCTTACAGAAACTAGATTTAATCAGTTACAAGAGATAGAAGCGGTATTAAATTATCTCAATATCCAACTACGCAAATTACGCAGGAAATATTTCCAAAAGTACTTAGAAGGATACAACAGAGCCTTGACAAGCCGTGATGCCGAGAAGTATACTGACGGTGAAGATGAAGTTATTGACTTTGAAGTGTTGATCAACGAAGTCGCTTTATTGCGTAACAAATGGTTGGGTATTATGAAGGGTTTAGAATCTAAAAATTTCATGTTGGGCCACGTGGTTCGTTTGAGAACTGCTGGAATGGAAGACGTAACTGTGGGATGGAAAAATGACTAATATTAATCAGATAACTGATATACTAGATGGTATCGATGAATGGAACGAAGTCCAAAAATCGTGCGAACAAAAAATATTTCACTATCCAGATGACCTGCTAGTTATATCAGTAGCCAGTAAGAGATTGGGTATGCACATAGACCATATCATGAAAAAGGACATTACTGACGAAGATAGAGAACTAGCCAGCAAGATCAAAACTTTTTATAATCAAAAACTAGTATTAGTTAGTTTGAGGGAAGGATCTCTTACTAAATTCAGAACTGCTCTTCATAAGTTTTTAAATACTGAAAAGATGGCTTTTCCTGATAATGGTGCCTACATATATACTGAAAACTATACTGGTATGGCTATATCCTTACCATATATGTATGAGGTAGATCAACATCTCATCAAAATTTTTGAAAATTATAAAATGCCAGACTACAATAGCATCAGGACGACTGGACAATTTCTTGATTATAGGAGCCGTATCAAGGACAAAGTAAAATTTTTAAAATCATATAATGATCCAATCAAAAAAGAGTGCGTCTTTTGGTTCTCTGATGCTGAAGAAACGAGACTGTGCCTGAGGATAAGTAACAATAACGAATTGCTTACCTTCTTTCATGAAATGATTGGACAATCGACCGATTTTTATCTGACTTCTGAAGCGATACCCAGAACCCGTGATGGTCTAGTATTCCTAGAAATCTATAATCTAAAGTCTTTGATTCCCAATAACTTACGTTGGAATCCAGCGTAAGTCATTGATTTTATTAGATTTAAAAATATTCAAAAAAGTGGCTAAAAAGGCTTGACTTTGGGTACGTTCGGTACTATACTATCTATATAGTTGAGAAACGGGGACTTTTATGATTGACTACAAGATGGAAACTGCACTGGACGCCCTCAAGACGGCGATCATCTCTGACTACACTAGTTCATACTCAGTTTATAGTTGGCAAGATTCTTCTGGTACGCCTCGCACCGAGATTCAGGCTAGGATGCTTGATCAGTTTATCAACGGTATCCGTTTCGACGAGGGTAGCAAATACGTCAAGGTCGTTACCGGCGGTAGCGTCTGGGGTTTCATTGTCAAGGGCAAGGACGCTAAGTTCCAGCCCGGCGATATTCTCAAGGCTGCGAGTTGGGCTACGCCCGCCCGTAACAAGGCGCGTGGTAACGTGTTGAACGGTGACTTTAGTTGGGTTAAGTGGACTGGTCCCGCGTATCTTATCTAAGGTTGAGGAGACTAGGATAATGGCTTACAGAATTCTTTCTGAAAATGAGCGGAAGTGGCAGCCCCGCAAGGGCCTCGAAGGTCCGTTCTTTTACCCCAGCGGTGCCGTTCTTTACTATGATCCCCGCGCAGGACAATATTGGGATCCTACTACTGACTTCTACGTGGATCATGATGAAGCCAGTCAGTTGAAGAACCAGATTTTCAACATCCTGAGGAAGTAATTTTACTATGACCACGATCAAAAGCCGCTTAATCAAGTTCGCTGCCGAAGACGTTTGGGCTGCTGCTGTTACCGCTCAGCGGATCAATAGCAGGTATGTACCAGTAAGCGGCGCTAAGGACGTAGAGGGCTTCAGACCTAACAGGGACATCATTGTTGACTTGTTACATGATGCACCAGAAAAGGTAACTCAGGAAGATAAGGAAAAGGGTGAAGAAGTACGTAAGTATTTCCAGGCCAAATCTTTCAATCTACTTTCTGGCAGGCACTTGTCAGATTTTGACATTAATATGATCAAGGTCACTCAAGTGGATATTGTAGATAATTTCTTGCAACTGGGAATGATCGCTAGCTCTGTGAGTTCATATCAACGCGGTAAGGAACAAGACCAAGCAAGAACTAGGATCAATTTTTGTGATGCTGCTTATCTAGCACCGATAGGTGAAAAGGTTCAAGTCACTGGAGAAGTAGTGACTTGCATACTGTCTCATAAATGGCAGACCTATTACATTACTTTTGTGAC